CAGGCAACGGTTTATCCATGTTGTCGTCATCGTTGTCCTTTGTTTGTTCAGGTTTGTCCTTGCCGAAGATGGCATCCCATCGGTTGGCCCATTCTTCATCAGCTACAGAACGTGGTCGCTGTGTAGACCCTTTGCCGCCGTCACTCATTGTCATAGTCCTCGCATTCGCAACCTCGACTGTCAAGGTAGTATTTGGTATCGATTAACTCAGCATAGAGCTTTGCCAGTTCTGTGTTGCCTGCCATGTAAGCTTCACGCTCAAGTTCTTTGTAGGTTTTCATCACGTTCTCCTGTTGTTTAAGATTTGCAACAAGATGTTGACACTCTGCACCAACATCATCTGTTCCATTGGGTCAAGCTGTTGATAGCTTGGTGTAGGGTGGGGCCATCGCTTTCGTATGGCCTCCCAATAACGTTCTACATCGCTCACAGTATCTCCAATACTTTGATGAAACCTAGCTCGTCGCCTATCTCGTTAGACCATGCAACTACCTCACCACCTAAGACTTCATCATTGAACCAAGCAATACCATCAGCATCGTCTTCATGCAGCATGTCATTGTCATAGGTCAACTCAACTAACAACTTGACTGTCTTCATAGTACATCTCCTTTCAAGCGTTTCCAATTCTCAGCCATCAAAAGAAACTCGTCAAGTGTTGAATTGCTTTTCATCGTGTTAGCCTTGAAAGAGATGATCCAGACGTTATCTTTCGTATAACCTTTGGATGAATCTATACGATCAAGACTAGCTGAATTATATTTCACAGTCTTTTTTCCTTCCGCAACGTACAGAGGGATACCAAGTAACGGGCAGGTATCTGGTATTTCAAAGTCGTCTGATGTCAAATCAAATTCTACACCTGACTTCTTAGACCTAGCTCGTGCGGCATTCACCAGACGATTCTTTAGATGACTTCGGTAGTAATCCTTACCTTTCTCACGGATAAGTTCTCTGTTCTCATCACGATACTCACGAACAACAACTAAAACTTTCTCTTTATTTTCAGCGTAGTAGTTGACACTATTCTGTTTAAGTTTTTCTTTGTTCTTCGCGTAGTATGTTTGGTTGTACTGTCTAGCTTGCTCTTTAGTTCTCATAGAAACTCCTGTTAAGTACAGAAGGTATACCACTGAAGAATCTAAAAAGCAAAATCTATTTTACAGTACATCACCCTCTGGTTCATCTTCGATTTCAAACATGCGACCAGTCTCTTTGTTGTACAGCAGGTTACAGGCTGGGCCAGTCTCACCACTCCAACGATTCTTGAGCACACGCACACGGGTGGTGTTGCGTTCAATCTTGTCTTCAGCCTGACCGTTCCGTTCAAGACCGATAACCATATCACTAAGCTGTGCAATCGAAGCAGACCCCCTGAGTTGGGCAAGGGATGTCACTGCACCTTCCTCATGACCCTTATCGCTTGGTCGTTTCAAATGACTGACCAGTATCAAAGCAATGTTGGTTTCCTGAACAAGCATTCGCAGCTTAGTCATGACTTCATCCAAAGCTTTACGCTCATCGCCACTTTCCTGACTGGAAATAATAATCGACAAGTGGTCAAGGAAAACATACTGACACGACATACCTTTGGCAAGGTAACGTACACGGTTGACAATGTTCTCAATGCTCGTTGATCCGAAGTGGTCGAAGAGATAGATGCGACCAGTACCAAGCGTACTTTCAAACGCAGCTTTTCTATCGTCATCACTTATGACAGTTTCTGGTAGATGCAATGGTGTATTAGCTGCCATTGACATCATTGACAATGCTGTCTTACGGACGCTCTCTTCAAGAAACATCATGCCCAAATTAGCATCGGTGTTCTTGATCAAGTGCCATGCTAATTCTCGCAACACCTGTGACTTACCTAAGCCCGAACCAGCAGTGACCGTGACAAGTTCCCCTTTACGAATACCACCACTCAAGTTATTCAAACCGTTCCAAGGGTAGAGGCAGTCAGCCTTTGCTACAGGTTCACTAACCATATCCCACAATGTGCTGCCAGAGACAATACCATCTGGTACAAAGGGTTCGCTGGCCCACCAACGACTAACATACTGTGCTTCTTTGCTCTCGCTAAGCCAGTCACATGCATCCTTCAGATCGGGCAGAGGCTTGAACAACTTGCACTTGTTACCGAACAACTCAGCAACTTCTTTAGCAGCTTTCCTGCCCGGTTCATCACCGTCAAAGTTGACAACGATGGTTTCAAAGCTGTTCAGATATTCGTACTGCGCCTTGCAATCCTTCAACGCAGAGCCAGCACCGTTACGCACAGACACCACAGGCCACTTACTACCTGTCATCTGGAATGCAGCCAGTGCATCGAACTCACCTTCAGTGATGGTGATGTACTTACCACCGGATGGGTACAGGTTCTGCCCAAACAATGTACCTGTTGTCCACTTACCTACAGTGGAGAACTTCTTATCCGCTACAGGTCTAACCTTAGCTGCAACAAGCTGACTGTCCTTGTCGTAGTAGGGGAAGTAGAAGTTGCCGCTCTCACGAACAACACCATACTTCTCCATCGTACTCTTGGTCATGCGGCGCTCACTCACTGAGACAGAGTTGCCGTTGTTGAAAGCTTTGACAAAGCTCATGTCTGCAATTGGTTCAATCACTTTTGTTTCCTTGATGATGGTTATGTTTTCGGAAGAGGGTGTGTGTGTGCTACACACGAAGCAGTAGGTGGAGTGGTCGTCGTTGAGCGATGCACCATCACTACTGCCGCAATGTTCACAGCTTATGTGTGTGCGAATGAATGCCATAGTTATTTGATGTTAAGCCACAACCCAACCTGAGCAAACGCATAGCCTGTCCAGATCATACCGTTGCTTAGTTCGCCCTTGGACCATTGAAGAACGCCGACGATGAGGTAGCCTATACCTGTAAGGGCTACGATGACTTGTTCAATGTTCATTGTCAGTCCCACAAGTTCTGAAAATATTTACCGAACAACTCAAAGCCTCGCTGCTTACGTGCGTTGTAAGCATCCAAGCCTTCGTGGTCACACTTAATCTGTGACACCTGCTCAAACAAGTCAGCTTCTTCATTCACTTCACTGTGATCAAAGAACTTGTCATCGCCTGTGCCTTCAGCATGCTCTGTCAACGCCCATATCATCTCGTCCAAGACCCAATCCCAACGCTTGTGCAGGTTAGCATCAGTGTCCCATTCATTCTCAACAGGGGGTGCTGACGTGCTACGCAACTCTTCAGGTACGTCCTCGTCATCCACCATACCTGAGCCATGCTTGGTCAGCTTCAGTTGTTGAAGCAGCGGTGCAGCAATGAGGGCTATGGTGTGGTCAGCATTCCAGCTATCCCACTTGTCAATGAATACATCCTCTTGTCGAGGGGTGCCATCGTCTTGATAGGGTCCGAGAAACACTTTCATTTCGTACCTGCCTTGCTGTATATGTGCATCAGTTTGCTACGGATGATGGCATCCTCACGTTCACGAGCGCTGCCATAGATGGTGCCATAGTTGACGTTGTCCTTACGCTTACGCTCCACCACCTCTGTTGCCAGCTGTGAGCCTGTCTTAGAAGACTGCTTCGCTTTGAAGACTGGGTCGTCAGCGAAGATGGAAGGACGTGGATGTTGTGCCCACAGGAACGGGCTTGTTGGAGGGCAGGTGCAGGTCATGACAACTCCTTTGGAAAGAACACTTCCATTGTCAGCGGTGCTGTAGTACGCAACACATCCAACACCATCTGTGCAATCTCACGATGTTCCTTCTGTGTTGTCAGATGCAGACGACTGTTCAGGTAATGAATCCAGCTACGATAACTACCCACCATGTACATGCGAGACATGGTCAAGCCTTCAGGCAACAGAGCACGAGCCTGTTCTTTAGCAACACCACGTTTCAATGCTTCGCTATACAGATACTCAGCTTCATTGATCATGCGTCCCTGTGCTGCAGCCCACCAGATGTCAAGGTCAGTATCATTTGTAGGCAAACTGTTCTGTCTGTTCTTGCTGTCTTGCATTCGGCATTCACGAACAGCGAACTCACCCAGCACAGACACATCAGCATAACGCTGTGAGAACTCTTGAAAGCTGAAGCTGCGATGACGCAAGATCTGACGACCAATGTCACGGGTCACATTGATTTCAAGACAGGCATGTGCCATCTCAAAAGGACTGACATGACCTTCACGCATCATGTACTTGAACAACCCTTCCTTGCTTGGGTTGTCTTGGTTGTTGGGGTTGCTGACTCGGGCAATGTATGCCAAGTGATTGTCTGTGTCGGGTGTGCCCCATACGAGTTTGACGCTGTTCATATTTCTTTGTCCTTCAAAATTTCTAAACGAGTGAAACCAACGCACATGTTGTTACGCTTAGCGTAGTCTTTCAATGCGTTGTCTAAGATGTCCCACAGTGTGAAGTCAGACATAGTTCGATTCGCATGCGGCTCAACAATCTCAAACGTAAACTGCTGCTTCGTTATTAAAAAGAGTGGTGGTGGATCAACATGTATATAGTCGGTGTCGGTCATTATCTTCTTCCTTAGTTAAACATTGGTTGCATGTCTCTCATGTCCTGAGCCACTGTCGCAGACTTGAGTGTGTGTCTGATGTACGGTGTCAGACTTGATGGTGTTGCATGACCTGTCAATGACATGATGTTAGTGGTTGCTACACCAGCCATCACCATCTCAGTCACTGCAGTGCGGCGTAGGTCCATAAGCTGTAGCTCATCAGGCAGTTGAGCGTCTTGCATTATAGCTCTGCCAGCCTTTGCCAGTCCTTGCAAACTGTATGGCTGTAGTATGCCAGCAACAGATCGTGTCGTAGGGAACACATACTTCTGCCATCCCAACTCATCATACTGTTGCTTCAACATTTGCTGCAGGTCTTTGGGTAGCGGGATAGATACCCTTGCCCTGCGCTTACTCTGTGTCAACGACAACGTACCTGTCTCAACATCATAGCTATCCCATGTCAGCAGACGCATGTCACCTAAGCGCTGTGCTGCACAATAGGCTGTATAAATCAACAGTGCTAAGCTGCGTGTCTCAAACTTGCTGAACGCTACAGTCATGAAAGCTTTGATGTGTTCACGCTCCCATGTCACACGCCTTGGCTTGCTTGTTTGTTTCTTCACAGCAGTGAAGGGGTTGAAGGTGGTGAAGCCGTTGCGGATGGCATAGCTAAACAGCAACCTGTACACAGCCAGCACATGACTAGCCAAGCTAATGCTGTGTGCAGCATGCAGGTCATAGATGCGCTGCATAGATGGTGTTGTCAGGTCTTGCAGCCTGCTGGCATACAGTGTAGTGTGTGTTGCTTTGTCACCTGCCCAGCGCTTGAGGTAGTAGACATAGTCTTCCTTGCTCTTGCTTGACAGCTTGCTGTAGTCGATGGAGTTGATGTAGCTCTTGACCAGATCCAACACTGTGCTCTTGGTGGTGAGGTGTTTCAGGTAGCGATGTTCCTTGCGCCACTCATCAAGCACATCGTTCTGTTCGTTGCAATAGTTGATGGCATCGACAAGGTTGGTGCCCAATGCTTTGCGCTTGACGACACCAGCTTCAACAGCATCAGATGGTGGTGCATACTTGTAAGAGACTACGCCGTTGCGGTCAACGTGTTGCATGTAACGTGCTAGTTTCATAGCTTTGCTTTCCCGGTAAGAACCCAAACAATCGGGAACATGAACAGTCTGACAAGCCGCCCAAGGACTGACGAGCCACCGCTTGTGTCAAAGTCAATCGTGTATTCTTTTTTGTCGGTCTTCATGTGTTGTCCTTAATGCAATCATCAACTGCCTTGTCAACTTCTTCTGGCGAGTACAGGCCGTGGTCGTAGCCACCTAAGTCCCATGTTCGCAGCACCTTATATCTGGCGGCTTGGTGCTCAAGCTCTTTGATCCGTGCGCTCAGCAGCTCACGCTCGTCAGCCCTCTCCTGCTCCAGCCTTGCCCTAAAAGCGTTGGCAATGAAGTCAAAGAATAGCTTGGCGCTCTCGTCTGCATCACCAGTAAACGTCATCTCTGGCCCATTGAAATTCAGCTCACCAACTTGTTTGCCATCACGGTGGAAGGTGATGTTGTAGTTGGGCTTCATTTCAAGTAGGGTGATTGGTAATTCCGATGGCTGCTTGAATGTGTAGGTACATGGCTCATAGTCCAGCCCCAACTCACGGGCGTTATCTGCCTTCTTGTCGAGGGCTTGCTGCTTCGGGATGCAGCCGTGCTTCATGCAGTGCGCCACGGTTTCG